ATTATGTAGGGGGGCAGATCCCCCCTACAACCCCCCTGATTTTAGGCGCCCTGGGACCAGTGCGCCAGTACAGTATCTAGTAGACCTGTACTTTTAGCCCTCATCGGGCTTTGTCGCCTCCTGAGTGCCCTCAGGCGGCGTTTTTGTTGCTTCGGCAATAGCCTCGCTTGCGGCCGCATCCGCGGCCTCGAGATCCGCATCCGGCGAAGCGGTGCGGGGTAATTGCTGGCCCGGTTGTGCCAGCGGAGGAAGTTTTTCCTCTAATTTGTCAATGTTCGCAGGATCATTGACGTAAGCGAAGAACTTCGCTGGAGATTGGCCGAACTCCTGACGGAGTTCTGCCGGTAGGGCGTCGAATATTTCGCGCCCTTTTGTGAGCCTTGTTATTTGCTCATGGAAATCGAAGTCCGAGAAGTCGGCGTATTGCCCTTCGAATTTTGAGATGTGAGAGATCGTTCCGGTTACATTGAACCGGGTCATTATTTTATCGATATCGCATTCGTCTTTGAAGCATTGCTTAGTGCGTCCATCCGTATATTCGATGTCCGGACGAAGTGCGAGTGTTGCCTTACGGCTGAGTTTTCGATCTTTTGATAGTCTTGCAAGTGCGAGTGACATAATATTATCTCTTAGGAAAGCTTTGCCCCATCCTTGAGACAGGTGAATTATATAATTGCATGCGGCGAAGGATTTGTCCTTCTTTGCCGCTGTAGATTTGAGCATCAATCACTTTTAATTTTCGATCGAGATCGGTTTGAAGCCTTGCCGAGATAGCATGTTGTTGTGCTGAATTTGTTTGCTCAAGAAGCAACGCTTTCTGTTTATTTATTAACCCAATTTGGGACGTAAGAAGCTCTCGACCATATCTAACGTTGGAAGTTTCTCGCGCAGTTTTTTGAGTCTGGGCCCCCTGTTTTGCCCCTTCAACAGCCGCCCCGCCGACACTTCCCATAGTCGCCATGGATCCACTTGGAGTTGAAGCGTCGAATCGACCGGCCAATATAGGATTGATTCCCGCGGCCTTAAGGTCGGCCATGCGTCTTTGAATAGCGGAACTAGACATTCGCTCTTGAAAGTCCCGGTTCCGTTGTGCTTCCTCACGATTTTCTCTGTTTTGTCTTGATTGTCCCCAGGCGGAGAACATCCCGCCAAGGATGGCGCCGCCAATGGCGCCGACCGGACCACCGAATGCGCCCCCGGCTGCTGCGCCTGATGATGCACCGCCCATTAGAGTCGCGTTAAGCCTGGTACGCCATAAGTCGGGAGTGGGATAGCGGCTTTAATTTCATGATAGAAGTCCGCGATCATATGAGGTTCTGTTGTGATTGCAATTGCGCGATCCAAAGGGATCGCCGTATTTGCTTCGATAAAAGAGGCACCCAGCGCAGGTAATGCTGCGAAGTCTTCGCTTAAATGCCACGACGCAAGGGTCCCGATAGTATCGACGCCACCAGAGGTCGCAGGACGCATGATATTAGTGAGCTTGCTATTTAAATAGCGATGCTCGTCGTAACGGCCGGCATAGCCGAACACAAGGTCGTCAGTGGCAGGTGTGCCGGTTCCGGTAATCCAGATTTCAGAATTTAGCACGGCCTGTTCGCCGATATTCGCCATTTCTGGATAGACAAAGTCATACCTGGTTGATTTTGACCAATAGCGATCGACACCTTGAGAATAGGATATGTCGCCGCGAAGATTGCCAAGGATTATTATTACGCCATGTTCGACGAATGATTTTGACCAAGAGTGTGTGCCATTAGCCGTACCGACCGCGGCAAGATTGCCGAGTTTATCCTGCGCCGCAGGTGATGTCGGTGTGGTTGAAGCTGTGTTTTGTTGTACCGGATTAATATTAATCCGTGTTGATCCGCCGCCGAGATATTCGGCGCGTTGAAGACGGAAGTCGGGAGAGGTGACGCCCCATCGTGCTTTAAGTGACTCGACATAGCGAGTCCCCGACCGGGCGTCACGCTCAAGAATGTGCTGTGTTGCGAACGCAAGACGAACATCGTTAACCGTTGCTGATGTTGCTCCGACCAAGTTAGCAATTAAGTTAGTCGGATAAATTTGTGTAGTTCCTGAACTACCAGCAGCACCAGTCACCATTTCACCGGCCCCTGTGCCGATTTCAAGGACTTTGTTCGTGGTAGTTCCACCCCCGCTCGCTTCGCGAAACAAAAGTCCTGCTTTGCCAGTGCCAGTAAATACTTCTGCCACCTGGGTCTCGACTGGTGCAGTAGTGCCGAGCGGTAACGAAACCGCTGTGCCACGTTGCGGAGATGGTAGACAAGAAGTGAAATAGTCAAAACGCTTACCGCGTTTTTTTATGACAAATTCAGACAGTCCGTCAGGTCCATTATCGGTGGATTCCATAAGGCTGTCTTGTAACGTCGCCGACCGAAACCAATCGTTATAAATTTTTACATATGCACGAAACGGTAACGATGATACCGGAACATCGTCCGGAATTGCCAGAGGAGGCAGACCTAACATATCCCACAATGAGCCAAGACCGGTCAGAGCGTCAGATGCGCTCGCAATTATTGGAATCGTAAACGAGATAGAATCGCCCGGATCATCTTGCGCGCCATGGAAGCGTTCGTGATTAGACCAAATCGTCCGATAAGGGACGAAGAACGCGAAAGTCTCAAAGTAGAGATTATCGAGAATCGGCTCGAGCGGAGTTGCAAGCCTCATAAAAAATGAGGTCTGACAATTAAATGTCGATCCTGGTATGACATCGATCGGTTGACAGATGGGCACAAGCTCATCGGCGTCAAACGCCGTTTTGTGCCCATGCGAAAGATTGAAAGTTGAGCGTGGAATATTAACGCTCGGCGTTTGCGAGAAATTATGTTGTGAACGCATCAGTTTGCCCATTCATCATTTGTGTTTGTGAGATTGCTTCGATTGCTGTCCAGAGACATTCATTTGATTCGTCGCCAAGGTCGCCGGTTAAATTATCGAAGTTTCCGAGCCTCCACAAGGAATAATGCTCGGGATGTTTTGCGATTGGATGATCTTTTGTCGTCGCGACATCTTGAAATTCCCGCTTTACCAGATCATCTGTTGTTGAAAAGAAAGGTTTTTCATAAATGCCTGAGCATGTATCGAAGATTGCATAACATTGTACCTTCATGATTTATCTCCTCGTTATCATGTGAGTCGAACAAAAATTATAGCAGCCTTTTCTTATATGCTTCCTTGGCCCGAGCGCAAATGTATTTATCGCGGAGCCTTTCAGGCGTGAAATCGGCGGCGTGTTTAGTGATGAATTCTTGCCGGAGTTTTTTGATCCCTTCCAACATAACGGGATTTTGTTCGGCCAAGATATTCTGATAGTACCGGGGAACCAGTTGTGATTGTCCATGGCCGGGTACAGGCGATATGTCGCTTGGAAAAATGTCTGATTTGTATTTCGCATAAAAGGAGGCGCCTAGTCCGCTGGGTTTTCCGCGACCAGTTGACATGCGTATGTATTCGGGAAGGAGCCAGTAAGCCTCGCCATGCTCGTCACATCGCAAATAATGATCGTTGGCTCTTTCTCCGGTAATTTTTTTAAAGCAATAACCGGCTGTGTAGGAAGCAGTTTGCATATTGAGCTCGCCCACCGTGGAGAATCCCCACGGCCAGTATTTTTCGAGCTCTCTCGAGGTGTAAGTATAGACGCCTTCATCATCTTTCCAAAGGTATTGATCGTTGAAAGAGTGATTGAAGAGACAGATGTGATAGTGCGGTCGTTGATTTTCGTCCCCGTATTCACCGCAATAGAAATACCGGATCTTATGATCCTGGTTTCCTTTTCGGAGAGCGCGGATGAAATCGGAGACGTGTTGCGGATGGAGTTGTCCCTGACGGTCAATATGATATCCGTTTTTTGTTTGTTCGGGATTGCAGGCGGATCGGTCGCGATAGGTAAGAGTAGCCCACGAATTGCCGAAGTTATCGACGTGCATAGAAGCTTCGTGGACGATGCGGATAGACCACATGAGGCGATGATCCACGCGACAGCCAAGGCACTGACCGCAAGCCACTTCCATTTTGCATGGAGCGTTTTCTTGACTAAAGACCAATCCACCAGTCGTTATGTCCTGATAGCCTTTGAGCGGCGTGTAGCACGGCATTTACAAACGATAGCCGCCGCGCTGATTTGGGGACCGATAGTTTTTCTTGTGGGTCCCCGAGTACCGTTTGAAGTTGCGGCGGGATGAGCGACCAGACATTCGTCGTCGCATTATTTTTCTCCTGGCTCGTAAGCGAACGAGCAGAGTTCCGCCATTTGGCGGGTAGTTTGAGAGAGCGTTGCCGGAGTAGCAACGAGATTAACGAAGGAGCTATCGCCATCGACCCCGCATTGAAGCGAGGTGACGGCGCAGCCCATCGTAGAGCCGACGAGGAGTGCGGCTAGAGAGAGTTTCAGTGTTTTCATGGGCCTGTTATAGGCCCATTTTGCTTGCTTTGCAAGCGTTTAAGGTAAAGGCGTTGTGGTCGTTTCACTCCCTGTTGGCTAGAATCG